ATGCTTGACTGTTAACTGTGTGATATCTTGGGTGGTCTTCACCGCTTAAGACGTTAGATGCGAAGAATCTGGTTCTGTCTCCGTAGCGGCTTCGGCTGTACATGCTGTTGACTCTCTGGGCACCTGCTTCAATCATTGAGAGAGAAAGCTGATTGGCGTATCCTGTGAATCTGCCATTTCCGTTGGACACTGTAACTCTGGTTGGAAGTAGTGCATTTGTAAGAACCTGTGCCTTGGCGTATAAGAAAAGAACTGACTTCATTTTAGTAACAGTTGCGTCTTCAAAATCGTGGTGGACATGAATTCCTGTTGAGCGATTGACCCTGCATCCGATTGCATTAAGTACATCACACACTGCCTTGATTTGGTCTAGGCCGTCCTGACCTTTAAGGGGTGGGGAAACTACCTCGGGGCCTGTGGAACCATCTGGCACTACTTTCCATATGGACATAGTGGTGTGGTTGTATCCTTCATTAGCGGTAGGAATACCTGCTTCGTTTAATGCCCTAGCTATCTGGGGGATGGATGGGCCGCTAACGGCTGTCTCTATCTCTACTCCGAATTGCCTGTTGCTGTCGAACTGTACTTGCATCTTAAGAACTCCTTCATTTATTACGTCACCTTACCGTGACTAGAACACTATACAATACGAATATTACAAATGTAAAGCGTTTTAATAGTAATCAGATGTGGATTCTTAAATTTGATAAAGGTGGGCCGCCTCAGCCTACACGAGAAAGGAGAAAAATCTCGCCATCTATGGTGGGAAGGTTAGGACATTGAGACGGCTCACCACAATTAACTCTCTATCAATTGGTTATAGTTACAGGTTCCGCAATTAAGACTTCCACGTTGTTATTGGCATTAATTATCTGACCAGTAACAGTTGTCTCAATAGTAAAGTCCTTTGCCGAAAGCCCATCTCCATTACCAATCTCTGAATTTAGGATATTTAGCGTTCCTACCTTCATTCGGCTAAGTCGACAGAGGCCCCCTTTCGTGTATATGTTAGTAAGAGTAATCTTATTCACCCTGCCGTTCGTACCTGTTGCAGCAGCCTCTATCCATAGGCGGTCATACGTACCACCTTCAGTCCTAAGAGCAGCAGCCATGTGGTTGCCACCGACCACAGACCTCATACGATTTGAGACTCCCGAACCGGGCGCAGGTGCTATTGATTGCCCGTCACTTGCATTGCCAATGATGTTGATGGTATGAGCGTCAATGTCATGGAGCTGTAGCTTCTGGCATCTGAGTCCATCAATCGTAAATTCACCAACCTCAAGCCAGTTAGCCTTTGAAGCTAAGCCTCCTATATCCACAGCCGTCGTAGCCCCCTGCGGCAAAGCTGAGTTCGCATAGATAGTACCTAAGCTAACGGCACGGATATCTATCTCATCTACAGCCGTAGAACTAAGGGATATTCTGAGCGTGTTGTAAGACATGCCAGATGCTGCTTCAGGCTCATTAAGCGCATAGAAGCTAGGGATATTGCTTGGTGCAAAGTATTGCCCCGGACTTCTATTCTCAAATGTATCTTCAGAAAACACGGTTTCATTCACCGCTACACCAGTAGTAGCTACACCTCCAACGGCCAAAAGAGAAATCGCCATGTTTGGACTGAAGCCCATCTTCAATAGCAAACTGTATGGAGACATGACTACTTTAAATACAGTAGCCCACTTCTGAGATTCCTGATTTAGATATTCAATCTTTGCAAATATCCAATCACGCACCTTGGCTAGCTTGCGGTATAGAACCAAAGGGGCCATAAGTATTTTCCGTGGTGTAGCACGAGCAATTCCTAGAGCCTTTTTTACAAGTTTTATAATCTTGCCAACTATTTTCTTAGGAATGACATAGAGGAATCTAAATGGCTGAGCAAAGAACCTCAATGCCTCAATAAAAGAACCAATGAAAATCTGTAATATATTCATTATTCCGCCTCCAAGACCTTCATACCTAATGCGATTATGCCACCGATTGTTCCTGTGGCAACTTCTGGTAAATCGTGCATCATTCCGACAGTTGCAAGAATACCAAGCACAAGAACACTTAAGAAAATTTGCGGTCTGAATTTGCCAATCATTTTACTTCTCCTTTTAACCTATAGCCAAGTAATGGTACGTTTCCGATGCCTTGTTCGGATGGGAATCGCTCCCAGCGTCATCCACCGTGAAGCTCCCAGCACTTAGAGCAATAATTGCGTTGTCTACAAGACTGGTTTCATTGGCATTGCCTGAGTAAGTTAAAACACTTCGCTTGTCACTAGTCGTTGCCATGATTGAAGCAGTTGTTTCGACTGCATAGACCTGATGACCAGAAGCCGTCAGATGCCAGATTTTGACCCACTTGGGCGTGAATCCAAGACCAGTTACAGCAAGAGATGTGGAGCCGTCTCCAGTGTAAGTTCCTGCAGCAGTGCCACCTGCTTGTGGGTCAGCCCATTCGATATCAGAGCCACCCGAATTGACACGAAGAACCTGTAACGCTGAACCTCTAGCCAGAACGCCCATAGACCCACTTCCTGTGCCTTCTAGCAAGCCTCCCGTAGTTACAGCGCTGATATTAGCTTCGATGCCGCCATACTCATGTTTGACCCTGCCATTCGTATCTAAAAAAGCAGCAAGAATTGCCCATGTCCCTGAGCCTGTACCTCTTAATATTCCTCCGTCATTTACCCCTGATATATCTATTTCTAAACCACCTACCTCGTGTTTCAATAAACCAGCAGAAGTCGCTATGAATTGCCAATTATTAACCTTCTGATTCCATAGCGTATGAGTTACCAAAGCTCCGCTAGTTTGAGTTGATAGATTAGTAAATGCCATAATTTTCTCCTAATACCAAAGCCTAGTTGATTCACTTAACTTGCTTATATCCAAAGCAAAGAACCCAGCACTGGCAGATGCTGGGGACAACATTAACCGAGTTGATTGGAACTTGCCACCTTGTTCAATTCGGTGATGAATATTTTCCACCAAAAAATCCTCGTTGATTCCAAGACCAGTATTGTTCGCAGCAACGACAGTAACCCGACTTGAAATGTCTAAATCTAATGCTGCTTCTAAAGTATTTTCATTTTTATTTGCCACCCATGAAATCACTAATTGCGGCATGGGGTCTTTATAGATTGATAATTTTGTATTAACCCAGTGCTGTGCCTCTAAGGAACTCGGAATCCATTTAGGCCAACTTGGGTAGGTGCGCTTCAAATATTTATCTTGTGAATCTGAATCTTCGGCAACCAGCATTGTAGGGTCGGATGAAACTACTGTGGTTCCTCTTGCCTTAAATGCTGTTATATACCCATCGGCAGCATTGCCGTTAGTAATTGATATTTGCATAGAGTTGGAATATTTAACAGCAGCAATGGTCAAGTCGCTTGTGATGTTGCTTCCGCTACCATCTGCTGCAGTATTTACAACAACGTCAGTTGTTTTTACTGGGGTAGTCCATTCGGATACAGCAACCTGTGCTGCGATTGCAGATGCGAATACTCCATCAGTCGGAGGTGGATATTGCGCCCAATAAATATTAGTTGCGCCCGCTTCAATCAATGGCGATGAACTGCCTGTCTCTGGATGAGTCCATAGAGTCGCAATTGATGCTGTTGTTGTGACCCTTATATTCGCCCTGAAATCATTAAAGATTGATGGGAGTGGGTCTGCTTGATTTATTTTTTCATATGGATAATCTGTCGATGAATGGTCTGATAAAGTTAATCTGGATATAGTTGCTTTCGGATTCGTCATCCTAAAATTTCTATCCTCAAATTTAATCTTTCCATCCTTTGCTTCATAGATAAATCCGCCTTCCGTTTCTTCCATCTCTCGAACTGCTCTCAGTGCATCTGTGCCATTATTCCAATATGCAGCTACAGTAGTTTGGCCTTGCTCTAAATCTCTATCAGTCCCAGAAAATCCAGCACTGGTTAAAATCGTCCCTATGAGTTCATCAGTTCTCTTATTAGTTTGATTGGCAATTTGTACTAACTTCCTACCTATTGTTCCTAGTGGGCCAATAGCCGTTAAGCGTACTTGATTTATCTGATTCACATTTACGATTGGCTCAATACTTTGTAGTGTTCCAGACCAAATTGCCGTATCTGTGAAATCAAATGGAAAGGTATATGCAAATTCCCCTCCAACACCAAGCATAAGTTTTACTGCCCGACCCGGAAGCAAATTTCCGTATAATCCTGAGCTAGCATTAAATGGCGAATAATCACCCGATTCATTATTTATGAAAGCAACTAGTTTTCCAGCACTTGATTTGCCAGTTAATTGATTGGCAGATTCCCTACCTCTTTCAGTTGTAATTGAGAGAACACGGTCGGTTAAAATTTCACCAGTATCGGCAAAATCACCATCCCCATTCCAATCCACAAGTAGGTAAAAAGTCTTGCTTGCCATTACTTATATTTCCCTATTGCCGTTACTTTCGGTTTTGAATCAATTTCTTTTTGCTCTGTCAATTCTTCAACCATTCGCTTTAATGCTGTATTTTCTAAAGCAAGTGCAAAATCTGGCCGTAGTTTTATCAACGTGGCAATGTCCTCCAACGTGTATTCAATTTTGTCCATTTGTTTCTCCTTTATTCACTGTAGGCATCCCAAGACCTTGTGCCTTCATTCCATGTATAGCGGTTGCCATTATTGGGATGTGCTGTAGGTGGTTCCCATTGGTAGGTGTCAGTATTCAATGTCCAACTTGCAAAGGGTCTAGGTGCATGAAACGCATCGGCTGTTGAGTCATATGTATGGCCAATGCCAGCATAGTTTTTTCTCAGTGGAGTACCTCCCCCTGTGTGCTGACCGCCATAAGTGTTATAAGAAGTCTGAACCCACGTTCCTGATTGAGTGTCAATAAAAGCCTGTTCAGCAACAATAACTGTTACTACCAAACCATTTTCTATTTTTGCAAAATGAGCCATGTTTATGCTGCCTGATAGATATATCGAATAACGACTACACCAGAACCGCCAGCCCCAGAATTACCGCTATTCACATTCCAAGCTCCTCCTCCTCCGCCTGAACCAGTATTAGCAGTTCCCGCTACAGGATTGCCTTGGTCTCCACCACCTTGGCCCCCACCGCCTGAACCGCCAGCACCACCATCTCCTACAGATGGTCTATAGCCACCACCTCCTCCTCCAGCCCTTGTAGTACCGCCTGACGCATCGCCAGAGGATGAACCAGCCCCTCCAGTCCCATCTCCTCCAGCACCTCCTGCGCCACCACCACCACCTCCTCTATCTTCAGTGGCAAAATCTCCACCATCATTTCCATTCCCGCCAGTAGCTGACCCTCCTCCGCCTCCAGATGAGTGTCCAGCTGCTCCTCCTCCAGACCCTCCATCGGTTCCATTTGTCCCGAATTCACCTCCGCCACCTCCGCCATCAGAAGTTACGCTAAATGCCGATGAATCAGACCCATCATTTCCAGCAGCCTCAGAGGTTTGAGAAGCGCCTCCACCACCGATGGTTATGCTATAAGATTGTGTGGAGCCAGTAACAGTTCCTGTGCGATATCCACCAGCACCTCCTCCTCCAGCCCCAACGCCATTATTCCCATGCCCCCCAGATGCCCCACCAGCGATGATGAGATAGTCCAAAGTATTACTCGGCCCCCCAGCACCTGCCGTAAAAGCAAAAGTCCCAGAGCTAGTGAATGTGACGAATTTGTAAACGCCTGAAGTTGATACTGAATCACCACCTGAATGTGAGGGATATGAACTGCCGCTAAATTCCAAAGCGTTTATTTTTTCTATTTGTGCGTCAGTCAAACCGTTGATTTTTTCAATAGATGAAAGAGCAAGATTGTTTACCTTTTCAACTTCGTTAGCCATTATGCCCTCTCGATAATGTCCATTGATGGTGAAATGAATACATCTCTCGGCCCACAGGCTATGCCCATAATTTGGACAAAATCGCCATCAGCATCAGGAATAGTGGCTGTAACTGCTCCAGTAGTTTCACCTAAATACATCGTGGCTCCTTCTGTGAGGTCTCCACTAAATCCATCAGAATCGTTATAAATGCCATGCGTCAAAACTTTTACAGCGTTCCCAGCGGAACCAGTTGCTGAAACAGCAACGCCAATAGCTGGCATTGTTGCTAAAGCGTTAGCATCAGCAACGCCGATTCGCCCATCGGTTGTATGGATATAAACAGCATTACCTATGGCTATTGCTTCATTAGAAATAAAACTGAAAACGATGCCTGTGTAGGTATCATTCGCTAGTGCTGAAGCACCTAATGAATCGAATACCAATGGCGTTCCAGCAATCGTCGCACCAGTGGTTCCATCATGGGTAATAGTAAAGTCATTGCCAGCGCCCATATTTAGTATGGCACCATCTGATAACAAACTTACATCGTCACCAAATACAGCATCTAAAACGACACTCAAACCGCCATCAGTTTGAAGGCTCCCATCAGTAGTTGTAGTTGCATTGGTTGTGTCATCAGTCTTGATTATGCCTGCTGCTGTGACTAAGCCTCTTAGTTCAATGCTTCCATCAGAGCCTTTCAGTTTTAGCAATCCCTTAGAGTTACCGCCATCAGAGACAAGGAACATAATATCCCCATCATTGGTGACGTTGGAAATCAAAAGCGAATTGGCAGCCACGCCCGGATGGGAACTAGCCCCTTCAATAACATTAGAGACTTCTGCGTCTGCTGATAATGTTGTTGACCTATTAAGAATAACCGAATCCCCATCAGTACCAAATTTAATGAACGAATTATCCGCAACTATGGGCGTTAATGTCCAAGCTGGGACTCCACCTACCACTTGTAAGAACGCAGAGGTACTTCCAATCGCAAGACTTGTATTGACAGTACTGCTTGAGGAATAGAGCATCATCCCAGTAGCCTGAGAAGCAAATTGATGCCCTGTATCAGTCTGCTCCCATTCGGCTTGGGTAATAGAAGTACCCACACTCTTATGTTGAAATCCACCCATTACAAACTCCTAGTTGATGCGACCCATAGTTGTGGCATCATAATCAATCGAACCTCTCTCCGCAGCATCATTAAAAGCCTTGATTACAGTCGCTTTGAATGTTTCATCATCTGCTAATCCAGCGGCATTTACATTAAGGTCTATGGCTATCTTTGCAGTAATCATTTGCCCATCAACAACCCTAGATATAGCCATAGTGGAGTCGCTAGTAGACCCCTCCATTGCCCTCATAGCTTCAGTATTTTGAATGGCAAATCTTGCGTTCTGCATTGCAGTCATAAAGCTCTTACCGAATAGCTCACCTTGAAATACGCTACTCATCCCGTGCATATCACTGATATCAATTCCGCTTAAATCTCCAACATTGGGGATTACTGCTGACATCCCAAGACCTCTAGAACCACCGCCAGCTGATGGATAAACCCAGTTACCAGCAGCGTCCTTAAATGGCCGTCCTATACCGCTATCAAAGACACTGGTTCCTTCTCTATTTTTTCGGTCTTGTTCTTCTTGGGCTGCTTTTGCTGCATCTCTTGCATCTTGCTCAGCCTGTTCTTTATCTTTCTGTTCTTGCCTAATGCGGTCAGCTTTTTCTTGTTCCGCTTTTTCATGTGCAGCTTTTAAGCGGTCAACTAAAGTCATGTAGCCTTGGAATTTTTCGTTTAAACCAGCGAACATTTCTGCGCTACGTTTAATGGACTGATTTACATTCTCTAATTTAGGCCATGTGCTGTCCGCTGTCTTACCTAATTGCGCCATGTGTTCGTCCATATCTTCAGTGGTTTCTAATGCGTCCTCTGTAATATGGTGGTAGCGTTCCATTGAGGTTGAAAAAAGTCCGAATTCCGCATTCGCATCTTTCACTCGCCCCCTCATATGTCCTATCGTTCTAGCTAAGAAATTAAAAGTAGGCGCAACAAATTTATTCATGAAGCCGTTAAGTTTGTTGAGTTGATGTTGGATTTCATCAATTATCTTTGACCAGTTTTGAATTACTTTAATGACTGCTGTAATTGCGACAACGATTGCGAATGCAATTAAGACTAATTTCCCACCACCCATATTAGCTGCTATAAGACCACCTGTTAACGCTGGCAGCATTTTAATTATAAGTGCTAATGGCCCCAATATGGATGCCAACCCAACTGCTACAACAGCTCCTGTACCACCAAAATCCAAAAGTATTGGGTCAACTGTTTGTGCAGCTTCAGCCAATCCAGTCATTGCTTCTATAACTGGAATAAGCGTAGGCAATAATGCTTCACCCATTTTTTCTTTTAAATCGCCTACTGCCATGCTTAATTGCTGGGTTGGGTCTCTTACTGATTCAGCGGTTCCACCATATAAGTCCAAAGTAGCATTGACACGTTCTGCAACTGTCTCCATGCCTGTAAAGTCTAAAGTGGTTCCTCTGACTCTTGGGGTAACTCCAGCAAATGCCTGACCAAGAGACATAACAGTTGAGTTCATATCTCTGCCAGTTGCTGAAGCTACATCCATAATGGCTGGCAATGCTGCCATCGCATCGTCAACGTTACCCAGCATCGGTATTAACTGAGCAAGCACTTTGATTTGTTCTTCATCACCAAAGTTAGTTTTCTTCTGCAATGCTGAAGTAGCCGCTAAAATATGTTCTTCAACTGACTCATAGGAAACGCCAATATTCTCAACTGCATTTTGCAACTGAGCTTCGGCTTGGATTTGTATCATTGCTGCGCTAGTTAGGTTTTTAAACGCAAGGACACCAGCCGCACCAAAAGCAGATAATCCTAGGCCTACTTTGGTCGCAGTAGCAGAGATATTGTCTAACCGACCTTTGAAACCTTTCATGGCTTGGTCGGCTGACTTGGTATCAGCACCTACAGTAATTTTTACTTCATTCGCCATTTGCTACTTCCTCATCATCTCCAGCCCACTTGACTATCATCAATGCGTGTAACAATTCACCAGCATCCTCTTGCATAAGCTGTGAAGGTAAACAGCTAAACCTTTGGCAAAGATTCAAAACCATTCTGGCGTGTACTAACTCCCAAGGGATTCCGATATACTCGCCAGTTTGTCCATCGATTGCTTCTCCGACGTGGCCGTACCTTTCGACCCGCTTCCTAAATTTTCCGATGGCTGTACTACTGCTTCTACCCATGCAGACATTAAGCTAGTCACTAAGCCTGTATCATCTAAATCTAGTATTCCATCACCAGTTGCCGCACATGGATTGCCATCTTCATCCTCGACGTTCCATTCAATTAAGAATTGCTCACCGAAATGATAAAGAGCTTCCGCAGTAGATGCTGTATCCGCAGCGGTAGCATTTTTCTGAAACCAGAAAAGCGTTTTGAATGGTACCGATAAAGAAACCTTTGCTTCAACTCCATGCCAAGGTGAATCCTCAGCGAAATCAATCAATGCTGTTTTCTTTGCTAGCTTAAATTTTGCCATAACAATTTCTCCTTATTTATGGGGGGTCTTTTAGTGGTGACCCCCCAGACCACTTATATCACATTACGCCCAAGTTGGAACTGTACCGTTACCCAAGGTACCCGGACAAGACCATGTTAATTCCCCTGTGGCTGGCCGTGAGATGGCATAGTCATTGAAAAACGTCTCATTCGGCAATGACTGGCCTGAGATTGTAATGGTCACAGTTCTCACTACAGAGCTTGAAGGCACTGTGGAGAACACAGCATGGGAGACATTAGATGCGTCGTTAAATACGCCGTTCAACGTAATAGTAAAGTCAGCCAAAAGCTGTAATCGCTCTTCTGCTGACTTGTCCAAACCAGTGATGACCTGAACGTTTCTAGGGGTGCTGAAATCAAAGTTGGTTATATCATTACTGATAGTCCTAGCAGACCCGCCTGAATCATCAACCGCTATACTCATTGCAATACCAGATTCTTTCGCCATTGTATCCTCCTATCCCTCCACCACCCGCTTAATTTTGCGGAGGTGGGTATCACTATCCTCTATGAACGCATCCCCATCGGGATACAATAAGGAACCGCCATTTGAGTCATTCCTTCTAATATCGAATAAAGGGTCACGGGAAATATGTTTATCAAAACAATCTTGTCCCGCATGGAAATAAAACGTCACCATTCCTTCTGATTCTATTTTCTCTACAAACTGTCTACGAGTGCCGCCATTCCTAACAAAATCAACCATGTCTTGCTGGGCTGGAACTGGCAATATAACCATCCATCCATTCTTACGATTCTTGCAGCCAAATTCGTCACAAGTTACTTGACGAACTGCCCCTCGTGTATGCTTCATTTTGAAGGTTCTTGTAGGTCTAAGAATAGGTGACACGGTCTGTTGCTGCTCCTCTTCTAAAACTAACTGCGAATGAGACTGGATTAAAAGTTCCAGTTGAAATTACACGGACGTACCTCTCCACGGTTCCCGAAACAGTCACTCGCTCTGAGCCTGTTCCCGTTACCTGTGTAAATGCCTTCAGCGTCCCCCAGTCAGAACCATTGGCTGAGTCTTGAATAGTGGCTGTAAAGTTTGAACCAGTGAAGCTAGTGACATGAAGGAACCCTTCAGCACCAGCGGTTGTCTGAGCCGATTGGTCTAGGGTCGCTCCATTTGCAGCACTCGTGTCAGTCTTGAGTCCCGGAGTTAGCATTACTCCCCAAACAGGAATATTTCCAGCACTCGCTAGGGTATTAATATCAAATGTAATCATTCCATCTGCGCCACGACTAGGGTCGTAATTCGTGTGCATTCCGTGCATCATTCCTGCTACATCTCCTACAGTTTGGCCGATTGCCCAAGTGTATAAAGTGTCCGTATCAGGCACTTTACTTGCAGCGAATATAGCACCCGCAGCATCATTGAAATATGAATTGTAAGTAATAGAACCAGATACCAATCCTTGTATTCGTTCCACTCCAGATTTATCAAGACCTGTTACTTCATATGTATTGACAGGAGTTGACCAAGTGCCTATCGACCCAACATCACCTGAGATATCATATATACCTTGAAATAATTTCTGTGCTAGTCCAGCCTTCTTTGCCATTTTCTACTCCTACGCTGCTTGTTCTGCGCTACCATCAACAACCAATGGAACAGTTATATCCACTGTGCGAAACATCGTTTGATTTAATGCCACGTAACCCCAAGTAGCAGACATACCAGTACCGAATTGTCCAGCTACATCAATATTCCGAATCGTTTCTCCAAGGTCATATTCGCCGATAAGATTTGAACTGATTTCGCTGACTGCCATAGCCATATCCATTTCGACTTCACCAGCATCATCGCCTTCTGTAAAGGCTGCTCTTTTATATAATCTAATTGTAGCCACATGCAGTTCAATTGTTGAACTCAAAGTCAATTCAGCAATACCAGCCGTTGCCATATATATCGCTGCATGGATTCTGTCGGTTGCGTCTGGAGGTGCAACTGGTTCGCCAATCTGCACATCAGCTACATAGCCCGACCTACTGATATGAGATTCAACGGCCTCTAAGGTTGATTTGATATTAAATGCCATTATCCATTCATCCTACTAACAAACCTTCTAAGATGTTTTTCAATCACTTTTCTAGATTTTATCCTTAGTCCTTCGCCAACTCTTCTGAAGGTAGCGTATCCTTTAAATCTGGTTGTATCATTCCTAGAACTAATCCCCTCAAGCCACGGCCCATAAACAACTCCACCATCTGAAATCAATCCACTTAGATTGCTAAACCTAGTTGAAATATTCCTTCTATAGAATCCTGTAGTTGCTTTTCCGGGTGCAGCTTCTTGAACGCTAAGAAATACTCCCTGCGGTCTTGCTGACAATTGGCGCATTAAGACTTCTTGGCCTGTTTCAATAAGTTCTTTAATTGAAGCGTTCATTGTTTGATTTAATATTTGCGCCCTTCGTGCATCAAAGAACGGCCCAGTTGTTTCAAATTTTGTTTCAAATTTCATAAGGCATATTCTCTTGGTCTGGCATAGGAACTAGTGACTCTTTCAGTGAGTGACGATAAGTCTGTTCCAGTAACGTTAGTTGCAGCATCACCTGCACCAATTGTTCGCCCATATGCTCCAGACTCTTGCGTGTATGAAGCAATTGCCATAGCTGCAGTTAATGCCCTAATGGGTGCTGGCGCTCGGTATGTCGATATAGCTGTGGCGTTAGCATGAGTAGCGGCAGTTGTACCATTCACACCTCGCTCAACAGTGAGAGTCCTAAAGATATGAACAGCTGTATTGTTAGTGTGGGCAGCTAAGGTAGTACCATTGAAAGCTCGTTCTACTGTCAAAGCAGTTGTTCCAGCAACTCTTACAAACATCTCTTCAGAGTCTACAAGAATGACTTCTCCAGCTACAATTCCATGACCTGAATCCACTGTAACATTTTCGGATTTAGACGCTGTTAATACGCCATCAATCAAAATAGAGTTCAGTGCAGCAGACGTTTTCTCTGAAACGAATAGCTGTTCTGACTCAATCAAAAGAGTATCTCCTACATTGATTCCATTAGATAAGCTGCCATTAGAGCAAACCATTGAGGTAGCTGTAGCATCTGCAGCCAATCCAGAGGTGACTGTGCCTACTGATGCTGTGTCATTTGAAAAGCCCCAACTCCCATTAACACTAATACTCCTTTGTGAAGTATCTCCAGATTCAAATGAAGCATTGCTGCTTATATCAATCTCTATTCGATTATATGGAGGTGCAAAGTTATTCGGCTCAAGGAAATAATCTGAACTGGATATAGTTGTAGGTGAGGAGTCTTGAGCTTTTGTCTGTAATGTCGTTACAGAAATAAGGTCAGTATCCATCCAAAGTACATCGCCTTTGCCGTAAACACCTGACCATCTAAAGGTTCTTGTTTGCGTTTTTGGGATAAAAAAGCGATGTGTTAAATTATCCACATCTCTGCTTGCAGCTTCTATAAGTCGGTCAACGGCTTCATTATGCTCAGAGCCATTAATCCTAATAGCCCGCTTAACGGACTCTCGTGTTGTGTACCAATTAGGCATCTGCCATCTCCCGTGCTTTCTGGGGGGCTTCAGCTATTCAGTTGTTACCCTCGCCAGATAAAATTCCCTGCTGGACAATTCCTGACTCCATCCGACCTAACATCTAACGTATGCCCATCAATTGGGCAAGAGGTCGGAGGCGTGGTTTGAGCCAGCCTCCTATCCTCTTCCGCTCTTTTCTTTATATCTAATAACTGCTGCCAAGACATTAGTCAGGCTCTATCGTTAGAGTGACAGTTATTTTTGCTCCGCTCGTTGGCGTATGTGCTGCTGAGCGAATGACTAACACCCCATAGAGGGCATCGTCACCAGAAGCCGTCACAAAATGTAATGGCAATTTAGTATCCGCAGAAGTTATTACAGACTCAGACATACCGCCAAGGTCTTGCATTGCTGCCCAGTCTAGTCTCCCTTGGTAGTTATCTACCTCAGTAGCGTAGACAGGATTGTCATTGGCTGCATTGTCATTCAGATTGCCAGTAGGAGTGACGTTGGTCAGATACATCGAACAAACTGGAACGATATTTGTATCATCACAAGCAATCATTGCCTTAACAATCTTCCCGCCTGCTCCTGCTTCTGGTACAACCGCATCAAACGTCCAAGCAGTACCACCAGAAGCTGCTTCAGAAAAAACATCCTCATCAGTGTATGCAGTTGTATTTGAAGGTCGTGTCTTTTCAACACTAATTTCAATAGTTTTTCGCAGGACGCTCTGCGATTTCATAATTCCCATGACTGTCTCCTATTCGGATTCGTCCTCTGAGGACTCTTCTGAGTCCGTAGAGACCTCTTCTTCCTCTTCGCTAGGGGATTCCTCTACCGCTTCTTCTTCAACGACCTCTACGGCTTCTTCTGCCTGATTGTCTCTTTCAAACATTAAACATTGTCCTTTCTAATTTACGCTTCTAAATTAACTTGACAGAATACGAGTTCTCGTATCGTCATAACATTTGCTACAGCTTCACCAGTTAAGAACTCCAAGCTGAGCCTAAGCTCCTCATCATTTGGAAGGTTGGTTGTAGCAGTGCTAGTAACGGCAGACCCATCAACATAGGTGTACAAGGATGAAGCGTTTCCATCCCAGACAAATTCTAAATCAAAAACAGTATCGTCTGTAGATGTAGCAACATCCTCAGTGAGAGTCTCAGTACTGTCTTTCTCTACAAGGAAATCAATCCCTGCATCACCATCTACAGACTGGAATCCAATTCTGTCTGTGACTCCACCAAGAATAGCAGTATCAGTGATTGCAAACCCTGCAAAAAAGTCGGTCTGGTCTACGTCATCGATAGACGCTTTAAGACGGAAGTATGTCCAATTACCAGCGTCCAATTTTATGGACTCTCCAAGTAACTGGTACGAACCACCATCATTCTCATTTGCGGCACAGGTAATTGTACTTGCGCCACGCTCAACATTTGCTGGTGCCCATTCGGTGGTTCCAGAACCAGCTTCTACGACTGTGGTAGTCCAGCCAGCTGGGTCAGTTCCTGATGCTCCAGCATCTTCATGCTTGAATCTAAAGAATTGAACATTCTCGCCAATTGCATTGACGATTCGGTGACGATGCGTTTGGTAAAAAAGCAACGCACCATTTTCATATCTTGAATGTAATGAACTTGCCATCTCAGACTCCTTGCTGCGCTCTTACGAGCGATGGTTACTTTGTTCTAATTTTTTTCTTTTTTCTACTATACCGCTGAGTGAAGCGGAACGGAATCTTTTCTGGTAACTCCCGAACCGCTTCATTCTCAGCTTCGACTCGTCGTTTGCCAGTATGCCTGCAATGCGTTGCCAGCGTAGCTGCACAAGCAGCACTACCACATATCGGACAAACTATTGACGAATCAGTAATCATTAACTAATCGCTGCTGCTGGTGGGTCTTGTGGGTACTTCGGCCCAAGCAATACAGTTACGATAGCTCCATCTACAGGGTCATTTGCTGACTCAGTAGCCTTCAGGCGTACGAACTTGTCTGTACCACTAAGTTCATCTGCTCGAACCCAGACTTTGTACCCTTGGTTAGCACCAGCGGTAGTAGTGAAACCAGAGCTTGTGGCTGCAGTTCTGCTACCCCAAGTGTTACCGCTAGTCATTGCTTGATAGTCAAATGCGATAGCTGTAGCTGTCGTTGCACTTGTGTCATCACAAGACTCAACAGTTATGACTGCAGTTCCAGTCCCGCCAGCCGATTTGTCTATAAGCCAAAGGCACTCTGTCCAGCCATCCATGTTAACGATGTCTGAGGTTGGCGTGCCATTAAAAATATCTTCGTGTGCCGTCAATGTGTTATGCACAAAATTGACAACCGCTGCTTCTGAATAAGCCATAATCTAATCCTCCTAATCCTTAAAATTCCCTATGACCTTGTAGCAAGAGCAACTGCTGGTGAAACAGTGTTGCTACCGTTGCGTGGGGTCAATGCTGAGTCTAACCACATTCGTCCATCTAATCTCTCAGAGAAAAGGAATACGGTTTCTTGTGTAGTGAATCTGACATGGGGGCTTGCCGATGTCGTTAAAGCCTGTCTATCGCCGATTATATAATACGACAAATCGACAAACATGATATCCCCTACGGTTCCGAGCGTCGCAGCCTTCTCAGTAAATATAATTGGACGCCCATAGATGCTATTGGGTGGGCCGCCTGCCATATTGGAAACCCATACTGGGCCACCACCAGTACCAACTGCCTGTGATAGAGAAGCGAGTTGTGGGAAAGTGTCTGGGTGTGCCAACCAAACTGCATTAGCAAGAGATGAAGGCATCATTCGGCTATACATCTTGTCAAGGTTCTCCTTGACTATCGTGGTTGCTGACTGGCCAGTCTCTTTGGCAACTGATACAAGACATCCACTATTTAGGATTCCTTGGGGCTGTCCAGCTCCAGTTCCAGAAATAAAGGCTACGTCCTCAAAGTAGCTGATTGCCTGACCGAATAATCGGGAAAGCATCGTGTCTACTGCAATAGCTGAATCCTGTACCAGTTCGTTACTGACCACTGTGTAGCCAGTGAGCTTGTGAGCATCTAACCGAACCTGACCAAATGCTGGCTGGTTGGTTGCGCTACTAATGTCCTCACCCTCAGAACCCCATGAAGCAGAAACGCCACCAAACAAATTACTTGCATGGCTCGTGTCTCTAATTGCTGGAATCCTAAGAGTTGAAGATGCCATAGGAATCGTAAAGGCTCGTGGCCTAATTACAGATGCCTCAATTGGAATCATCATTAAATCTGGACGAAATTCCTCTGGAACAAGGAACCCACCCGCATCACCAAAGTTCTCACCAAGGTTTCTGGTTTCTACTAATCGTGAGTCAAGACCCCTACCATTACCAGCTTCCCATACCTTCTGGAAGAATTCACCCCTCGATTTAAACTTCCCATCCTCAGAGGCCCCTACGGCTTCTGGGTTGTAGTCAGCTGCATCGGGAAGCCGCTTGGCTCCACTTCTGCTAAGTACATCACTAACCGCAGATTTTACTGCGTCTCCTGTCGTTCTTTTGGAGTGTTCATTTAGAACATCTTCCAACTCTGCCTGTGTAGTTGGCATTCCTTCTTTCATCACTCTGCCTCCTGTAGAGCCTGTTCCGCAGCTGCTAGTGCTACTGCGTATGCGTCAAATTCTGATTCGCTTTCAGCTTCAGACTTTTCTTCTTCAGATTCATCTTCGCTTTCTTCAGCGTCAGTTTCTAAATCTTCATCAGAATCTTCATCCGATTCTTCGTCCTCATCTTCTTCATCTTCTGGGCCACGTCGATATCCGGGTTTGTTGCCGCTCCCTTTATCCTCGTCATTTGCTTCTTCCAGACGAGCCATAACCCTTTCAACAATAGAATCAATAACATCATCAGATATAGACTCTGTTTGCTCGTCAACTTTTTCCTCTAAATTTAATAGCTGTTCTTCGGCAATCTCTTTGATTGCTGGTTCTGCCATAGAGGATTTGACGATTCTTTGAAGTGCGTCTGGATTACTTGGAACTGTCACCGCACTCACCTCCAATAATTCTTGACCATTAAACTCCATACCTCTAATGCCAAAAGCATCGTCCTTATGAAGTGGAACAGCCTTGTCCATATCAGGAATAAATCCAACACTGAAGGCCAGCTTCTTCATTTTGGCAAGTTCAAATGCCCAATCTGCTTCCTCATTGCCCTTACCTATGAAGAATTTGGCTACCCCTTGCAATGTATTGCCAACCACTTCCATTTTTTCCCAAGTACCTATCTGGCTCTTGAGACTGTGGTAGTCGTGATTTGCAAGCATCACAGAGTGCCTGTTGAAGTTATCTAAATCCCAACCTTCAGCCTTGATTACATCCCCGTCTCGGTCTTTGGACTCAGTAGATACTACAGCCGAGATAAGGCCATTGGCTTCATCTAAGACTTTCGTTACTTCTGGCCTGTAAACCTTACTTAGTTTTCTAATCATGCTGTTCTCCCGATGGCCACAAAAAAAGCCCGACCATCACAACCTTCGGTGGAGTTGTATAGTCGGACTGCTAGAGTCGCACGAATGGCTTTGGTTCTCTTGGAACACTAACCACTTTTCTGAATCCTACCATGAAACTGTTTTGTATTGTCAATAGGAATATCCGATTTAAATTGATATATACACTACTTTACATTTGTAAAGCGTTTCATGTATAATCCTATTATCTTAAATGAAGGATGGTCAATTATGAGTGTAGATTACAGTTACAACAGCAACGTAGAAGCAGCAGCAGGTGCAATAGCAGACGAGTGGGGTTACGACAGAGAAGAGGAGATGGCTTCCATCATTCGTACACTAGAGTCTGCCAAGAATCTTTATCACTTCAACGATATGGTCGACGAATACATGGCTGAGGGAAATTTAAAGTCCTTCAGCCAGTCATGGTTTAAATCAGTTCAGTACTGGAATTAAGGAGAATCATTATGGAAAACTGTCCAGATTGCGAACAAGACTCAGTAGAATATATAGGTTCTGGGTCTTTCCATTGTATGGATTGCCAATCAATATTTGAAGACTATGAACCCCTTCCATATCGGGGAGAGGATTAAGGAGAAAATCATGAACGCAGAAACTATGAATATGCAAGCAATCGCAGAAACAAATGATTATGTCAGCAGATTACACGATGAGAACTCTCAACTTAGAGCCGAGATTGAACTACTCAAGAAAGAGCGAATTGAGGACAAAAAAATAATCAAGGGATGGGCCACCCAATACCATTGTCTCAGTAGCTCGTTTATTAACCTAAATGCTGCGAATGAGAATGCAATCATGAGACGAGATGATGAGAACTCTCGACTCATGGATGAAAAGTGGGCTATGGAAGATGAGAACTCTCAACTCAGCGATGACCTACAAAGAGCAACTCACATTGGTAATGTGGCACAAAAAACAATCGACCACCTCAATGAGCGGGTAGATTCTCTAAAGCATGAAAAGTGGGCTATGGAAGATGAGATTGCTCGACTTAAAATTGAGAATGAAAAACTCAACAGAAAGATACATGCTGCGGTGGTTTATGGACGATTACCAAGTTAAGGAGAAAATTATGTCAAAACATTCATACGTTGAAATAAGAGAAGCAGTAGAGATGGATTTATATGAAGAGCTTGGTAGGTTCGCCACTGAGGAAGAGATAGAAACCAGAGTGGAAGAATTCACCTTCTGGTTATTCAATCAAAAGGTTCCTAAAGAGAAGCCGAGATATCGTGATTCATCTTGGGCGCTGGGGCAATATGAAGATTAGGTGATAGATGGCACAGGTTAACTAAAAGCAGTTAAGGAGAATAAATCTATGTAACCCTAATTGTTACGACAACTGAATATCCTACAGCCCCCGCAAGGGGGCTTTTCTTTTACACTTTTTCCTCATCGGCTTCTGTTAAGAAATCAAATTTCCTGTTTTTCTTTTTACTCTTCATTTTGAAACTAGCCATGAGTGCTGTTTCCATATGTGTCTGAGCGATTTGTTTTTCGCCACATTTCTTACAAACGCCCTTACTGGTCGGGCCAGATGGTGTTTCAAATACCCAGTGATGGACACAACTACCAAGGAGTTTCATCTTTAGTACCGCCATCGTAAGGTCTGGCAAGACCAGCCTGTATTAATGCAAGCCCAGCGTCCTCGCCATCACACACAACATTGACGAGCCATCGCCCATACTTGCCACGCCCGTCATTGCTGTAGACTAAAACCTCATACGAGCTATCAATCATATCCTTAAGAAATGCCTTGGCTTCTAAGGCAAGCTCACGTTCTCTATCAGTCTTTGCCCTCCAGCCCTTCTCTGGCGTATCAATACCCATGATTCTGAACTTCGGTTTATTTAAGCTGGCTCCCCAACCTAAGTCCAAAGTATCAGACTTGAAAGTGTCACCATCATAGACACTAATTTTTCCTCTGGGCTTTGCCACCCATGCTCTGATATCACTCATCTTTATCGTGCTTCCCAAGGATGCCTAGCTTGCTTCCAAACTTAGACCACTCCCCGACGTTTACAACGCCATCTTCCATCATGGATATGCCATATTCGATTGCGGCTGCCCGTTCTTCTTTAGTATCAAGTTGGCTAACAATCCTCTGTGCCAAGACCACCAGCTGCTTATATTCTTTTGGCAATAACTTAATTAACCAGTTCATCACAAAACCTCCCATTCATGCTTACACCGTCTGCATCTCATCTTCGTACCTATTGCGATATTTTCACCAGCTTTCCGATTACACTCGCCACATCGCACTTCCAACCTAATTGCTTTTTCATCATCTTCACTTATTCGTGCTGTTCTATATATAACCACGCAACGACAGTTTGGATGTTGCGGAATGGTATCCACACCGCCAGAAAAAAAGCTACTTATCTGTATCCAGCCTTCTGCCTCATTGGTGCTACATTCCTCTGATACAAGTTCGTCACCTTGAGTTATCCACTGCTTCTCAGACTGTCCATTACTAATTGCTGCCGCTCGCTGACCCTGACCTAATGTCGTAGCGGTTTCTGTTCTTGCTATCATTCTTGCTCGTGCAGGGCTAAAAGATAAATCATTCCTCAGTTTGGTTTGTAATGCTCCAAGACTTTCTTCCTTTTCAACAGTTTCAGCTATTAATACTCCAACCCGTTGTCTTGCTCCAACAGCTAGGTTTCTTGGGCTATCACTAGATAAAATGGTTTGCGCCTCTGCTTCAGCAAATAACATAGACCTTCTTTGAACTTCTGGAACTGACATTGTGGGGGCTTCTGCTCTAAGAACTAAAGAAAAGGCTTCCACTAATTCGTCAATTACTTCATCTCCATATTTAGTGAACCAATCCCAGTCATATCCAGATAAGTCAGCTGGGGTTATCTTGGTAATTATGCTATTTATTCCTTTAATGCCTTCGTTATCTATAGACTCAAGATATTCGATTAGTTCATTTTGTTCTGTTCTTAGCCTTCGCTTCCATCCTCGTTCCATTCTTGAAGCAGTAACATTACCTTCCTCTGTGTAGTTTTCATTAGCTTCTAACTTTGAACGCTGCCGTTGCGCCCCAAAACGCTTCCCAAAGTCATCCTCTGATTGTTCATCTACTAGTTCTTCAGGTTCTTCCTCCACAGGCTCATCTGAAATTGGTTCTTGCAGCATGGGTGGTAATGGCGTTGACTGAATTTCGTCTCCGCCTTCTATATCATCTTCACCAAATCTTCTGCGTGCTTCATTTAGTGTCAGAATTTTCTTTTCATATCCAATTGATGCTTCATTGGTAAGTTCCACTCTGTTCTCTGGTACTGGGTCAACGAAATCGAAGAAAAGAGAATCACCATCTGGATAGAGTTTTAGCAGCTTCTCATTTAAGGCCGCTCTAATACGAATTAATCTTGGGGTCAGTAAATGGCGCCCATACATGACCTCCGCAGCATCAGCATTTGCACGATTAACAGATTCCGTTATGCCCATGATAGGAAGCGGCATACCAAATGCACCTAGAATTTGGTCACGCTCGAACCTCCGCAGTTGTTCAAACTGCATATCACGCTGAGTAATTTTTCGTTCCTTAAAAGTTCCACGTTCAAGAATCGCTACCCTGTGGGCATTAGCCACTCCTTGGTGCTGAGAACGCCATCGCTCTGCCAATCTCTCAAAATCAGCATCTTGTAAATTTGTTGGGAACTCAATTATGCCTCCGGGTTCAGCGGAATTCCTAAAGAAGTTCTGCATCCATTCTGCTGCTAATCTTTCAGCTCCCAAGTCAACCATCATGGACTGAACAACGCCTATCCCTCGATACTGGTCTAGTGGATTAGGATTTCGTGTAAAAATAACATCTTCCTTTTCAAGAGCTATAGCAGTGGCACCAACTCGATACTGATAACCAGCGATGAATTCAGTTGGATGTGGAATTGGAGCCATTCTATCTGGTCTGACAACTTGTAATTCCACAGGAACGCCTGCTCCGTTACGAACTAAAATCCACCACATTTCGCCAACCAATTCCATATGCTGGGCTGAAGTTTCCAAAAAATCTTCTCGAGTGATAAATGGATTAGCTGAACGCCACAGGTCTATAGCTGGGTGATTGTCTATCTCTATCTTTTCGCCGCCCTGTACTCGATACAGTTTCCATTCTTGTGCAGCGATTGATTGAGAGATTCTATTAACCACAGCGAATAGCCAGCCCACTGAGGACATAGCTGATAATTGGCTAATCTGTGATGCTGGCTGGGAAACTCCTGCACCTATATTAATATTCATTCCATGGGGAAGTCGTTGAGTGTTTATTTTCTGACCTGAAGCTGAATCTAATACACGAGAAAGAATGGACATTAAATCACCTCGCCTTGACTATTTGCGCAAAAAATATAATCGCTACTGACGTTATAATCGCAATGGTAGGTATTATTCCTATGCCATAGATTAATGTGCTAACGAGCAGTGTTAATCCTAGAACTTCAATCGCCATTATGTAACGTTCTTTTATTTCCATCATATGAACCTCACATTAGGAATTCCTTGATTTGATAAATCGCTTAGAGCATAAACCAAGGCATCCACCATATCGTCATTTTCAACCGCCACTGGGAACGAACACATTTGGTCTTCTGCTTCAGCAAATATGCCAACGTGATGAACCCGACCTTGCTCATATAAAGCCGCTATTGGCTCAGCCCGCAGCGTCTTACCTCTAGAAGCTCGAATGGATTTTACATTTACGCTACGGCCTCTACCTTCACAAACTCGTTCAATTGTATCCTTCACCATGTCACCACCTTGGTTTACTTCACAGACCACTAAGTCAGCAGCCCAATAATCATAAGCATCCAAGACCTTAGATGCCCATTGTTCTGGTGACAATTTATATCCAGCTGCGCTCATAACATAAAAGTCGCCATCCCCACCCAGTCCAGCAACGACTATTCCTGTATCATCACTCTCGGCATTTGCCGTAACAGCTGGGTCTACTGCAACTACAATTCTGGACATATTTAGTTTATTTTCTTCATCTTCCATTAAATGTGGCAGTTGGCTTCTACGATTTTCGTCAATCCAGTCAATCCTCCACAGAGCGCCTTCAATTTCATCTACATATTCTCCAAGAAGTTCCTGACGGCCTAATCGTGTTCCTCCATATCGTCGCTCTAATGCTTCTACCGCTGAACGAGCTAATGCTGGATTATCATACATGGTTCCATGGGTCGTAACTGTGGCTTGTTCTTGTTCTAATGTCCTGACCCACTTAGCAGCCTTAGGCGTTGTGGTAGCGACTATCCGTGGAGAATCTCCAAGTCTTACCCCAAATGTTGCTTGGTCGTAACTCTCACGCTTCCATAATGCAAGCTCGTCAGCCCAGAGCAACGTCCATTGCGGCCCATTCCATCGAGCTGGTTCTTCTGCTCCCATGAACTTCACATAACCACCATTTTTATGCCTTGCTTCTAGCATGGAACGATTCCATTCAAATTCTTCTCTTGCAATAGTGATTAATCCAGAGTCTCCCTCTGCGCAGACCTCTCTCGCTGACTGTATCGTGGGTGCGCCAACACCAACCCTTGCCTTTCGTCCATACCTTCGTAAATGCTCAAGTACATATCGGGAACCCGCTTCTGTCTTGCCAGAACCACGCCCACCAAGCATTACCCATAAACGCCATTCTCCATCTGGGGGAACTTGATGTGGGTAGGGCTTCCAAACTCCGTGTAAATCATCTTTATTCAATCCAAGAATAGAACGAGCGGTATGCCCAGTATATTTCGGGGTAGTGGTCATGCTATAAGCCCAAACGCTCTTGCATCATCTTCCAGCGGGGGGCCGTTATATCTGAACCCAGCTGTCATTCGTGTTGCGGACATAGGATTATACAAACGCCCACCAGACCTTAATCCGGGTTTTGACCTCATTGTCCAGTTAGCTGAACGACCCATAGCACGGATTAAAGATGGATGACCAGTCACGATAGATAAATGATGATTTGATGCTTCAAATATCGAGCCTATGTATTCGCACATTTTCATACCAATCCCAATTCCTTGGTAATCAGGCAAACACACTATGCGACTTATTCGCCAAGTAGAAGCTGAAGGAATCCTATGTGGAAACATCATGACCCCACAAAACGCCGCAGGCTTGCCATCTACACAAGCCACAAAACACTTAGCCGATTTGCTTAAGCTGACATCTAGATAGTGATGTTTGCTGAATATGTCCCAAGCTGAGCGGTCAACTCTGTAAATTTCAAGGTTAACTTCTGGGCGTCGTTGAACCGACCTCCGAGAGAACGTATTTGTCGCTGGCTCATAAAGCCAATCGGGTTGCAACCAATCAATAATATCGGAATGACAGGAAATGGCTACCAATCGAGATGTATTGCCACGCCTAATCGCTTTAGCTATAGATGCCGAGCCTATCTGAGCAACCTGCCTGTCGATGACGGATGTGAACTCATCAATGCAGATAGTATCACTGTTACCCGTTGAAGCTTCCATTAAAGCTCTGGCAACTGTTACTCGAAATTGCTCACCTGTTGATAGCGATTGGTATGAACGGAGCCATGCTGGAGGTGAAGAAAAACCCACACTCGACAGAAGTTCTGTGATGGTTTTAATACTTGCATCTTTTGGAAATTCGTCAACTATAGAGGTATCTGAAGTCCACGTCTGTCTATCAGCCCAGTAAGCATCCTTAAAGACATGGCTTGCGACAGTAGACTTGCCTGACCCAGACGGCCCAACAATCAAGCCTATCTTCCAATCCCAATCTTCAATAGGCATATCAACCTGCCATGCGGATTCTGATACGGTGGTGGGTGACATTTGAAATATGCCCTCCATCTGCATGACCCTTGCTGTCCGTTTAACGTCTGTCTTTTTGGATATGGTTATGTTCATATGGTCAATGCCTTTACAGATATACCCCTTCCATCTAACTCAACAAGAAGACGGCCTTGGTCTTGCTCGTTGTCGCAGGTTATAAGAACTTGATAGACAGGTGGTATGTCATATATGCCGCTGTCCCGCCAATCTTCTTCTGTTATTGAACCCGCCTCTAATAAGTTATCCAGCATTTCTTTTACAGCAACATCATCAAACGAAACGTCCGCCAGTAGTTCGCTCAGGATGTCTGCATCCGTCTCAGCCAGTGCCGCTATTGGGTCATGGGTAAGGAGTAACTTCTTAGCCTCCTCTTCATCTACATCTAATATAAGCACAGGCACTGTCTGTTCATCATCTAGAGACGTCCTAAGGTGTCCATCAATTACCTCTAGGCCTTCAGCAGTCTCACGGGCTAGAACAGCGTCTGCGTATCCTATTTCAGTTAGCACTGCTCGTAACGCATCCTCCTGATGTTGCGGGTGTTTACGCCAATTATTGGGTGAAGGGGCTAATTCGCTTGCCTTAACTCTGCGGAATTCCTTTATCCTGTCCCTGAACATATCTTCTCCTTATACTTCTTCCAGTGTGCCAACCGCCTGTTCTAATATCGCATCGCATCCTAGAGCAAACTCCCGCTCACGTTGCTCCTTGTCTTCAATTAGGTTCACCTGTTGGAACATGGTCACGATGTTATAGACAATGGGGGATATCATTTGATTAGTTATCTCTTGGCGGGTGGTAGCTTCACCTTTAGCAAGACGCTCTAACTTTGACCCAACGTCACCAAGAACGACTGAATCTCTTGCCGACAATTGCCCTATATTGTCACGGATTTGTGATAGACCACGCCCAGATAGATTCTGCATGGCCTGCCCGAGTCTGGCTTGCCGCTCGTTCATGTCGGATATAACGCTGGCATGGTCTTGCTTATGCTTGACCTGCACAACTTGACTGGCTTCTTGCAGCTTCTTTTGCCAATCATACTTGGCGGAATATTGTTTCAGCGCAGAAATTGAAGTCTTCAGCCCACCCTCAGTACATATATCTAAAAGTTTTTCCAATGTTCTGTCTGGCCCCATCATCATATAAATCATAAAAAAAGCATCTGATTTTTCTTGTACCGATGTTTGGTTATTTCCAGTGATAGGCATAGCTTACTCTGTTCTTATAGCATCATATTTTTCTTTTAGTGCATCCATCAGGGCTTTGTTTTCAATCGACCACTGTTCAAATGCCTGTTGTTTTTCTCTGGATATTTGTGCAGGAGTATGAACAAATCTGGCTCGGATATCTTCATTGCGTACAGATTTCAATATCAATAGCACCATATGGAAGTCTTCATCTTCATTCCCTATAAATTCACGTTGGACTATCTCATAGGTATAAGCATCCTCTCCATTTCGCCAATCAGCTGCAGCCCATTCTTGGAAGTTTGCTTCATAGCTTCCTGTGTATTGATAAGTAAATCTATCTCCTATAATTGGTAGGTAATCAGCATACCGTACCCACTCAATGCCCCCTAGGTTATATTCATAGGGTTTTTCGATTTCCCACCAAGTGAGAATCTCTGGGGAGTTCTTAGCAGCTGTATTAACAACTCTGGCTGTTTCTTCATCTTTTAAATTTGTAATCATCCATGTGTCAATAGGAAAAGCATCTACCTCTGGCCATGTCCTTATAATTCTATGAAGTTGCGCAAGCTGTTGACCAAAGGTTATATAATCTTCGCCATCAATTTCAGGGTCGGGCAGTAAATTCGGATAGACATATACCTGCAAAAGTCCTCGTAATTTATTCATTTCTGCATACTCCATTTCTCCATATTACCATCGGTTGTCAAAATTACACTATAAGTAAGACTGCAAAACCATTAGTTTTGTAATGCCTCGAACATTGGTGCCTAGCTTTTGTTCGCAGAGTTTTTTCATCTCAGCTGCAAGATTTTCTGCCGTTTTTCGTATGTTATATGGCTGTGGGTCATAAGCAAGAACTGATTCAGCAAGCCATGCAGGCGGCCCACCATTTGCTTTCTTTGCTTTTAGTATTACCTCGAACTTGTGCATCTGAAGCCTAGATGCCGGTGTCCATTTACCTTTATCCTCGTAATACAAAATAACCTTTAGCGTTGTAATGTCATTTCCTACCCTTATTTTTCCCTCAATAGACATAGTTTTCTCCTTCTATGAGCAATTGCGCAGATACGCAGTTAATTACGCAGTTGGTATTTAGCTTGTAATTTGCTCCTCAATATGTGGTTCTTCTGTCGTGTCAAGGTCATGGGGTCTGTCAAGGAATAAGACTCTATTGGCAACAATTTCATTCCTATGGCGTATCTGTCCATCAGCATGGCCATCAAAGCTATGGCTTTTAAACCTACCTTCTACATACGCCCTGCGGCCTTTTATTAGATACTCGTTAACTTGTTCAGCAAGCTGGTTCCAAGATATGACTGTAAACCATTCAGTTTCCTGTTTTCTTTCCTTATCCTGTGCTGTATAAGACCTGCTAACCGCTATTCTAAAACTCGTAACAGGATTACCTGACGGCGTGTATCGCATCTCAGGGTCTGTGCCTACATTTCCAATAACCATAATCTTGTTTAATCCATCCATAACGTTTCTCCTTTTGTTGGGTTTCGCCCCTAATAGTTAAAACTGCGTATCAAACGCATTACTATAGGGGCGCAATTACGCAAATACATTTGTAGCTATAATGCCTCCCATGTTTGTGTTGGTGGCTTCGCATCATTTTTAATACTCTGCTCAACCACCCCATATAAGAGTTTATGACCATCCTTATCAACAACCGCAAATTGCTTATCTGCTGAAAGTATTCTAGCCACTGAACCTCTTGAGAAATTTATAGCCTTGGCAATTTCATCAGCATGAGCGGCACCATTACCTAATAGGAACGATTTTATCTCCGCTGTTTGACCACCAGATGAAACCTTTAAAGCTAATAGTTCTGGGAAGTCAGATTCGACAGGTTTCCATATGTGCGAAACACCATATTCGTCAAACTGGTAGCCAAGACTGTCAATAGGTGGTCGTTTCATATCATTCGATTTCGTCACCTGAAATGCAACGCCAATCGTATTATCGTCCTTATATTGCGTTAATAATTGAACGATGATGTCAGCACCTGCTTCAAAGTGCATTGACCCAAACATATGTGTAGCATCATTTCTTGGTGAATGGGCTATTCCTACCCATGAATCAAATAATCCATTCATAATGTCGATAGTTTGATTAGCAACCCTGTTATCAATTAAATCACCATAACCTGCACGGCTTATGGAATCTAGAAAACCTACTTCAACGCCTTCACGCTCTACCGCCTTAGCAATACCATCCTCAACATCTGCCAAACTCTTACCTCTGGCATTAAGCATTATTATGGGTCTATCTGGTTCTAATGCTAAGGCTCTGTTCAGGTCACCTAATCTTCTTTGCATAGAGCCTTCAGGCCGCTCTAGGTTTATGTACATAACTGGGGCTTGTTGAGTCTTGAACGGAAAAGCAATACCAGCATCTACAGCAATTGCCATGGTAAGAGCCGTCATGGTCTTCATCCGCTCAGGCGGCCCAAATATTATGGTTCCTCCGCCCTTCACAATATAAGGATTTAATACAAATTCTGGTAAGACTCTATCTGTAAACCCAACCACTCTAGATGGTGTTGTTGTTTCTACCCATTTAGGCCAGATAAGTGTTGCGAATAAATCAAGGTCATGCTGTAACTGATTCGCTGTATAAAGTTGGCTTAGAGCATCTGGATATTTACGATGCGCTGAATTTGCAAGCCTTGTTCTATCAGCACTACGTTCCACATTAAAGTTGTCCCATGCTTTTAGCTCGTCATTAACACCCAAGTATATTTTCGCATGGGTGCCTGTTCGCTCGCTCCTTATGTCTTCAGCTACGAACCTTATCTGATACCCATTAATTGTCTGAGAATAATTGATTCTCCTTTTGTTTTGATTAACAACCAAGTCGCTCATTTCCATATGCCACTCTCCGATGAATAGTGAGTAATTGCGGGTTCAGTTTCATTACGGAGTCGACCTGTTGTTTTATCCTTCTCTGCTCGACGCAAATAAACGCTTTTTTCTAAACGGCTTAATTTTGTTTCTATTCGTTTTACATCTTCAATAACTTCATCCAAATAATCGTATGATTCATTTGTACCATCAAGCGGTTTTTTTGTTCCATGGTTATCTGAGAACTTATCTTGCATTGCTTGTTTAAAGCTCATATAAGACATTCTGGCACCATTTGATAGGCGAACACGTCCCGCACCTTCAAAGTCTTGTATATAAGGCATATGACCTCCTTCACGCTATATCTTCTCTTTGCTTAAATTCTTCCCAGTTTTGTGGGCGTAATAATTGCCAATCTCCACCTGCTTCTACAATCCAATTTGCCCATTCTTGCTGGGCTGGCTTCAGTTTACCTATAGCTGTTTTTAGTTCTATGAACATTATTTTTTGACGTACACAAATCAGGTCAGGAAATCCTTTCATATACTGGTTTCCAACACCTATCCAGCTATTGCTCTGAACATGCCATCCATGGTTTCTCAGAAAGGTTTTGACCCTTATGCCAAATTTCTTTTCAGATAGCTGAAGCAGTTTTTCTTGATTTGTTAACTGTGCCATAACCCTACTTGTTCCTCTGTATCAGGTATTTGTACGCTACCGTCATCAGGAATATAAGTAAGGCCATCCCCGTCAGTTTCTGTTTCTTGTGTTGCATTTGTTTCTCCTATATTTTCCAGCCCCGCTAACGCCTTAACAACTTCATAATGTTCCAGACCAGCCTTGCTGATGGTTATACCGAATCTTCTCTTTAGAATTTCATTAACGCCATCACGCTTTAAACCCTGCTCCACAATCAGTGCATTTAATAACTTTGCTGGTGAACACCATTCACTTGTTCCTTCAATGCGATGCTGCAAGCCATATTTACCGTTCACCATCATCGTTTCATGTTCAGGGCAATAGGAAACATCATCTTCTGACTCTGAAGTGCCTGTATGCGTCTTATTTAACGTTTCTAAAGGCTGTTCAGGTTCCTTTAATACGCTATTCAAATCAAATAAGTCCGCAGGTACATCAATGAATGTTTGTTCTAATCCAGCATCGGCTTGTTCATCCAGCCCAGCGGCCATATGTAACGCCCTAGCTTGCGGTGACATTGGTAGAAACTTGCGCAATTGCCGTATTGCGGTCTTCTTCATCATAGCTATGGGGTCAGTTACCCATGGGCCGTCGTGAGATGCTCTTGACCTTGATTTAATAGCGTCAATTTCTTCCTTAAGCATTACCACCTGAACATGCCCGCCACCTAATAATCGTGCAATTGCATAAGCATGGGTCACGTCTCTGCCTGACTGATAAATTTGCTTCCCTTGTGTGTAGGTTTGCGGTGTTGCTGACGGCTTATGGTTTATAAATGGTGAACTTCCTTCTGTCCATTCAAAAGATTCACCCTTCCTAACTACATTTGCATGGATACTTGTAACAACACCGCTTCTATATGCTAAGTCGATGTAACCTTCATACCCAACAATTAATGTTGCTTCCTTGCCATATGGAATCAGGTAAGAATGACCTAATGGCGTATTAGGCTCTAGACCTAGAGTTGCACTTTGTAATAATGCCGCTAGAAAACTGGAGGGGTCGCATTGTAATAATTTTGGATTATTCCTAAGAGATGTCAGCGCAATTCTTGCAAACCGATTTGCGTCTAAATTATTAGGTAAAATTTCAGTCAAGGCGTTCCGTACATTTTCGTTCTGCAATACATCGTGAACAGTTTTTTCTCGTTCCTGTTTTGTTTGGATTTCTCCATTATTCGTCGTGATAACTTGATTAGTCATATTTGTCCTTCCTAATTTTTGCTTAAACTTATTTGGCCACAAATCCACATATGCAGAGTTGCTTCTTCACCTTCATTAGTAGCCCATCCACACCTACCACATATCCATTGAGCCTTTGGCTTTGTATAGACTTCCTCAACAATATCTTGAGCTTCTGCCCAAACTAACCACTTCTTGAATTCTTCGCTAGGATTCATTTTGACCTCCTTAACACTCGGAAGTCTGAGACATTTGCAACTGCCCTGACTTCTACCCCTGAGCTTGTAGGTTTAGATTCCCCTTCAGCTAATTTATAACTAACTCTTTGCTGAGTCTTATGAGTAAACGCTCCAGAACCATCATGGAGAACGCCCATTTCTGCTTCACCTATAGCCAACTTCAGCTTGTTCTCAAGGTAGGATATATCGTCATCTAAAAGTGCCTTATTTGCCTTTGCAACCTGTAAGGCTCTATCCCACTCAGTGGCTTCTTGCGGCATTGCTACTTCTTCACCTTCCGCACTTACTGGAAATAAATCAGCTAGTACATCTGCTGAATTACTATCTGGGTCTGGGTATGTTTGGGATTTGACATTATCCCAGAAAATCATTCCCTCCTTAGCGATTCTTTCCATAGCAATTCCATCTCTCTGTACGTCAGCCCACATAAATCGCTGACCTCCTACCAATACTCCAACACTTGCCCATGGCGCACCAGTTACAAACATCTCGTGTTGTACTTGCCACCAAACATCTGATGGTGGGCCGTCAGCCCATTCATTTAATCGAAAAGCATTGGTTGTCTTAATCTGGCAAGGAATATTCCAAGTGCCGTCATCATCCATAATCCAATAATCTGGAGTACAGATAGCCCAAGGATATGCTTCAGACCTAAGTAATATGCCAGCCTTGGATAAGACCCTCTTGGTTCGTTGTTCATACTTAGCTGCTACAAATGGTTCCAACTCTATACCCATCTGGACAGCTTCGTTATCTGATAGGTCAGCAGGCTCTAACCGACCCACTTTCTCAGCCCATACACGCAGCCTGCTATTAAAGCGAGACTCTCCTAAGACGGCTGCTATCTGGGACGCTCCAATGCCAGTTTTATGAGCTTCACGCCATTCACCAAAATTTGATTGTTCTACTATTTCTTGATATTGCATCATGTATTCTCCTTCAAAAGAAATGGGGGCAGGTACGCTGGGGGCTTTTCGTACCCACCCCATAGAAAAAATTAAACTAATGACAGGGCTTTATTCCACGCCTTGCTTTCTAATTTAGCCCCATTACCGAAAAATGAAGATGCTAAACGGCTATCAGTTATCCAGTAATCAGCATGAATTCCTCTGACTGGGCGTTCATGTTCTATATATTCGGAAACTGCATTAAATGCTCCCCAAGCCGTACCACGGGCAGTAACTAAATCCGAACCTCTGCCGCCGTGATACAACCCAATTATTTCATCCACTATATTTTTCTTGCGGGTTGATATCTCAGAGTCTGGCATCTTAGGGTTAAATGCTATTACGTCCTCAAGATATGTCTTGACCTGTAAATCAGTTAGCTTGGTATCAACTAATCGTTCCATCCCCCGCATGAAGTTTGCGAAATAAGCATCGCTAAGACCAAGCATGTCTCTAGTTTGATTTACTTTATTCATTACGTTACCTGTATGTCTGAGTCGTGTATTCAATTCACTACCACCCATAGCCATCTTGAACGTATTCATGCAGACAACACGCTTGACGCAAAATCGCATATCAATCGCCCTGCTACCATCGTGACTATTACTGAGCATGATGTATTTTTCGGCTGCATCACCTTCAAGACCAAGGTCTCCATTCATTTTGGCTAATATCCAAACGATGCTGCCACCTCTTAGGGAACCAGCAGTATGGTAGATTGCTTCCCCTGCACCAACTACAGCGTCAAAGAAATTGAAAGCATCTTTATTCTGTAGTGGCTGATAACGGGTAGATAGGCCAGATGTAAAAATGCGACCATTATCTTTTCTGACCATCGCATATCGACCAGTTGGAATTCTGGCGTTACCTTCAGAGGCCATAATGAACGTAGCCCTTGGTTCAACTTCCCAGTCTAATCCTGCCGCAACAATGGCTTCTTGGGCAGTTGCTGGATTATCCAGTTTTGTACCAATGCGATGCCATGGGTCTGCACCTGTATAAAACATAGTCTCAACTTGTGAGCGACTTGGGTCTGCATATTCTGCTGCATCGCTTGTTCTTCCTGTCTGGTCTATAAAATCGTTAATCATGTTTTGATTCATAAATTCTCCTTTGAATCTAAGTTAATGCTGATTCACTAACTTCCATTAAATCTGAACTAATGCTATATCTTGCTTGTGCCTTCAGCAGTGATAACTCATTGCGTCCCACCCACGCATATAGCGATTGCCTAGAAACGCCTAATTCCTGAGCTATCTCTTGCAAGCTGTCGCTTATCTGGAAAAGTGAATAAATTACCTGTCTAATTCCCATTCCATATTTATCTTCAATTTCCCATCTTTTAGGCTGTTGGTTAAGCCCTCTAGGTCTTGGCATATGTACCTCCTTTCCGCACAGGCCAAAAATATTCTAGGTCTGCCGACTCGCCCCAGCCGAACTGACCATACCAATCTGAATCTTTACGCAATAAATTAGAGCGATGCGATGAATGGAACCGTTCGTCACCAAACCAGTCTGGAAAAATAATCTCGCCGTCTGGTATTGGTAGGTATTCCATATTGTTGCGAAAGCCACGCAGAACCCATTCGTCAATAATAACGTTATGATAAAAGGCAAGAGCATCAGCATGGCCACGCCACATAAGAACTGCGGGGTGATTAGCCCATCCACCACCAGTAGTCTTGTCAGAAACCACGTTATGAATCTGCATAGCCTCTACACGTTGCTTGCCCAACCTCTTGGAATCTAAGCAAGCAGCACTAAGTGATAAATCGGCATAGGGTAAAAATGTTTGCATATGTAACCTCCTTCAACCATAGATTTTATAAAAAAACTTAACTAATGTAAAGCGACCAAAGTGCATAAATGCCCCCCTGTTGGTAAGACAAGGGGGGCTAAATGAAGGAGATTACTCAATGCAAGTAGAGTAACCACCTGTAATATACCATCACTTTAAGTCTAGTCCTAGCTGGTATTCGTTATTTTTCGGCTCTACTTCGTACCAATGCTCGTCAACTAATACATGCTGAGAGCCAAATCCTCTATCAATATGAAAGCCGTGTTCCATGAATTGCTTGACAGTCGCTATCCATTTACGCCCATCATTTTTCTCTGTCAGTATTATTCTTGCGTCATCAGGGTCAACTTCCCAATCAGCAGCGATAATCATTAGCTGACTCAGATGCGTTTGGTCTGTAGCCCAGCCACTAGGCACCCGCAGTTTCCCAGTATTGGCATCAACCAGCTTCAGCAGCTTAACCATTCTAATTTCATCACCTTCGCCATGAACTGAATCTTCAACAATAATTTCTCCAACTTTTTTGGAACCAGTAAAAACATCCTCCGAGTACATGGTGAATATCGTCACTTCGATTCTCCTTTTTCTCTCAGGTCATTTAATACCCCCACCCTAAATAATTCCTTGAAGAATGTCTCAGGGTCGGTGTAAATAAGATTATGCCCCTCAAAAGCTAAAACACGAGAACTAACCTTATCCATCCATTCATCGCTAGAAACAGGTGGGGTGATTATCGTATCCAACTTGACTACTTTCGCTAAATCATTCCAGTTTGCAGCCGCATATGCAGTGCCATCCATCCATTCAATATATACGCCCATAATTATTTCCTTTCCAATGGTTTACCCATTACTGCTATGTCTGATGCCATCAGCTTTTTTCTTAGGCTAGACATTTAGATTCAGTTTCCCTTGCGACATACTCTTCCTTCTTCTACTAGGAAATTTGTAGATGTAACAATGTTTCGGTGGTATATCAATCATTTCTAACTCACCTTTGGCATATTTCTCTCTAAGGCGTACAGCAAATGGCTTATACACCCCATTGTTTGTGGCTCTCATTGAGCGAGAGTGATGAACCTTCCCTGTTTCTGGGTCACGGAGTTTCTTATCTTTCCCAGAAAGACCCAAATATTTAAAGTTCGCAGCACGATAGATAGTGCCGTCATGCCCATACATTGGGTCAGCATAGCTGACGACCGTTTCTATCGTAGAGTTTGCCTTTATCCATCTGAGCATTGCCCCTATAACTCGTGATTCTGAATTGCGCCCAGCTTCATCCAGCAAGACTAATCTCCTAAGCTCGATGACCTTATTGTCTGCATCTCCAAATGCTTTCCATGCTGTTGTAGCCATGCCACCAAATATAGCACCACCAACTAAGCGGTTTTTATGATAGAAAGCAAAAGACTGAAACACACGAACCCCATTCACAAACCCAGCATAGTGGTGTGTGTCTATAAACCCAGCGACCTCAAGAAAAGGACATGGCTTAATAGTCAGTTCTCGTGCTTTCACTTTTGGATAATCCATTAGTATTTCCTCTGCTTTCCACCCATCTTTTGAGCGGTCTCAGGTTCATAAATTGTCCTACCTATGAAAAAACCTATCGGCAATTCCCCATTAAATGCAAACATATGGTATTCGTTTGATGTATCCATAAGTCTGGATTCACTTGGAAATATTTGTATGGCTTCCCATTCTGGGCCAGCAACATCATTCTTAATGTTCTGCATATCTCGCCAATCAATTACTGGTTCCTTATCGTTCCTATGAAATGAAATCCACATGGATTCCCCAGTCCAAACGCCGTTATATGTTTCCTTTCCAAAATCATATGACCCATAACCATGACGTTTTTTAGTTGACACAAAGTATGTGCTGTTTTTCCAATACGTCATTGAGGAGATATCCTCGAATAGTTTTTTTGCGTATTCCTCTCCAACATTAAATTCCTTGACCATACGTTTCCAAGAAATGGTTCTTTTTGGCTTACTTGTTTTAACTAAGGGTTCCCACATATTAGTTCTCCTTGAAATATTTTAAGATTGCTGCCGTTGTAGCTCCATCATCAAAGAATGGTGGGTATTTCCACTGCCTATCGTGCTTATAAGGCTTGTTTTGGGGCGCATAGACATGGGTCTGGTGTTTTGGGTAATGATATCTATTACTAAGAACTGCAACAGGTGCCTTTATGCCTATATAAAATGTTTGACCAGTTTCTGCATTATCACGAGTAAGGGCAATTACTGAGTTTGATGTCATAGATAAGGACTTAACCTGCTTACCTGTTACTGGACGCAGAATGAAATCTGTACTAGCAAACCACATAAGTTGTTTAGACTTCTGCCAAGTTAGTTGCATTGGTGAACCTGCGTTTCGTGCAAGGTATAAAGTATCCTTGCGAGTATCTGCAATCGCTATCGCCCAAGAACCTAAAACCTCTGGCATTGCTTTCGCAATAATCTTGCGGGTTAATGTCTGTTTGTCAGATATGCGAGCATTAAGAACTGAAAGAATTGTTGCACTATCTACATCTGCAACTGCGCCATACTTCCTGCGCAACTCCATGTGGTTGTGAACTACTCCATTGTGAACTCCTACCAATGGTGGGTCATAGATTGGGTGATTATTATCAATAATCTCTGGTGCGCCTGTGGTAGCTGCTCTGGTGTGGCCTACAATCGCTATTGTAGATTTACCCACCTGTTCTAATACGTCCCAAAATGACTGCGTTTTAACTAACTCAGATGCCTTAATTGGTGCCCTATAGAAATAATGTTCACCTGCTTCATTTAGAACAAAAATGCCTGCTGCATCTGTGCCACGAGATTCTGCGGCAATTAATGTATCTATGAAACTTTTTTTAATATTTGCAATATCACTGGCTGACCTAACTTTCCTACCTAAAACTAATCCTGTTATTCCGCACATAAGCTATACCTCCTTATTAAATTTATGGGGGAGGGAACACCTCCCCCTTTTGATAACCTAGTATTGATAACTAATTCGCTTGCTAATTCTCTTTAATGCCTTAAGTTGCTCTGGCTTGAGGTATCTCCTAGCTACACCTAAGAACTCATTAAGACCTCTGAGGTCTGTGGATATACCGATGCTGACTAAACGTCCACGTTCTGCGTTTTCAAAAATCCTCTGGAAAATGTTCTGCCTTGCCTTTTTGGTTATGGGGCAGTGGGTGTCCCTACCTAACGTTGCCATAACTTTCCATATGGCTGCATGTGACTTGTTTTCAAGAGCCTTTGAAGTAATGTTTTTGCTTGTTGCTACTGTCATTATGTTCTGAGTGAAGACTACCCATGATTGAATTTTTTGGGCATTTAAGGAACCTGAGTGTTGGCGGAACTCTATCGTCCCATGACCTAAAAATGCTTGACTGTTAACTGTGTGATATCTTGGGTGGTCTTCACCGCTTAAGACGTTAGATGCGAAGAATCTGGTTCTGTCTCCGTAGCGACTTCGGCTGTACATGCTGTTGACTCTCTGGGCACCTGCTTCAATCATTGAGAGAGAAAGCTGATTGGCGTATCCTGTGAATCTGCCATTTCCGTTGGACACTGTAACTCTGGTTGGAAGTAGTGCA